TCGTTGCAAAATCTGGAGATGCAGGAACTAATGATGACTTTGCTCTAAATCTTATGATTACAAAAGCATTAGATAAAGACGGCAAAAGATTATTTCAAGATGGTCACAAAGCATCTTTGAGAAGAGAAGTAAATGCAACTACTTTGCAGGATATTCAACTTGCAATGATAAATTCTGGTTCTGAATATAAGTTGGAGGAAGCGAAAGCAGATTTAAAAAGCTAGAAGTGATTGGTTTTTTATGTTTTTCTTAGCTTCAGAGTTAGGAATGACGATTCAAGACCTTACTAATAAATTAACGCAGGAAGAATATATAAATTGGCTAGCTTACTATGAATTAAAAAAAGAATATGAAGACAAGGCTTATGAAGACGCAAAGAATAAATCACAAGCAAGAAAACGCTAAAAGCGGTACACTAAAATAAAGTTTTAGTTTTATCGTGGCCGATTACGGTGTAAATATAAATTTAAGAGTAAAAGGGCAGTCTGGTCTTGATAGATTAAAAGGAAAAGTAAATGAACTAACTGCGAGTATAGATAAAATTCGTGGTGTAGATATAATGAATCCTCGCAATATTGGGGGTAAAGGTGGCAAGAAGTTTCGTAATCAAATAAAACAATACAGACAAGATATGGATGATCTTGTTAAAGCTGTTAATAAATCTCAAGGAGCTTTTGGTAAAACAGCCAACCAACAAGTCGCAGCAGCAGACGCTTTAGAAGATTATGCAAATAGTATAACTCTTGGAACAGATGCACATAAAGAAGCTCTAGTAGCATCTAATAAACAAGCTAAAGCGATAGGTCGAGAAACAACTCAAATAATAAAGAATACAAAAGCACAAACCCAAAACAATAAAGCACAAAATCAAGGAAATAAATTTAATAATAAAAGCAATAAAGCAGCATTTACAAGTGGAGCAATCTCTGGAGCGTTTCCATTGCTATTTGGGCAAGGTCCAGTTGGAGGTGCTGCTGGTTTTGCTGGTGGTTTTTTAGGAACTAAAATTGGTGGTCAGATGGGAGGCTTTGCAGGAGGTCTTGTTGCTACTTCTGTCCTTCAACAATTAACTACTTTAAGAGATAATATTACGCAATTAGCTGATGCTTTTGATGTAGAAACATTTAATTTAGACAAAATTATTAATTCTTTAGGTCTTTTAGGTTCAGAAGAAGCAAAAAGATTACAAATGATTAAAGAATTAAGAGGAAGAGAAGCTGCATTGAATGAAGCCACAATGGAACTTACTAGAACTATTGGAGAGGATGGAGTAGCAAGTTTAAGAGAATTTAGTGATATGACTAAAACCATGGGTAATAACTTAAGAAGATCAATGACAAAAATGATGTCTGCAATCACTTTGAGTGTTATGAACTCTCCAATCGGAAAGTTTTTTCAAAATAGAGCAGAAAAATCAGAAAGAGAATCTAAACTTCCAGCAGATATTGAATCAACTGACAAAGTATTGAAAAATTTAATAGCGAATCGTGATTCTTTACTTTCAAAGCAATCACAACTTTCTGCCGATGCTAAAAAAGAAGCCATTAGAGATCAGGCTCTTGGCCCGTTAAAATTTAGTTCTGGAGGTTTATTTCCGTCACAAATAGATCACAAATCAATAGTAGATAAAAAAATACAAGAAGAAGAAACTTCACGCATATTAAAAGAACAAGTAGATTCAATTAATAAATCTGTAGAAGCAAGAAAAAAACTTTTATTTAAAAATCAAGAAGATCAAGATATATTGAAAAATAAAAAATTAACTACAGAACTTATTTTAAAAAATGTAAAAGAAGAGGGTTTATTTTTAGAACAATCTATAAGCATGGGAACATTTCAAGCAGAGATAGAACAAAAAATAAGAGACTTAAAAGCGCAAAGAGAAAAACTAAATAAAAAATTATCTATTCAAGATGAAGAAGCATATAGAGATCAATTAGAAATGAATCGTCTTTTAATAAAAACGAATGAATTGTATATGTCAATAAGTAGCAGTATAGAAAATGGAATTGTTGATGCAATCGAAGGTGCAATACAAGGTACTAAAACTCTCGGTGAAGTTGCTCGTAGTGTATTTAGTCAAATTCAAAGATCACTAATATCTTATGGAGTAAATGCTTTTCTTGGTGGGCTTCCTGGTGGTCTTGGTGGAATGTTTAGAGCAAAGGGTGGCCCTGTCAGTAAAGGTAGAAGTTACATTGTTGGAGAACGTGGTCCAGAAATGTTTACACCTGGAGCGAGTGGAAATATAACACCTAATCATCAGTTAGGAGGATCTACAAATGTAGTAGTAAATGTAGATGCTTCTGGATCTAACGTAGAAGGTGATGAACAACAAGGTAGAGAACTTGGTCGTCTTATATCAGTTGCAGTACAATCTGAATTATTACAGCAACAAAGACCAGGAGGTTTACTTGCATAATGGCTACTTTTCCCTCAATAACTCCTACTTACGGAGTACAAAAAAGATCACAGCCAAATACTAGAACTGTTCGTTTTGCTGATGGCTACGAACACAGAATATTATTTGGATTAGCAGAACATCAAAATCCTAAAGTTTATAATCTTACTTTTGAAGTGTCAGAAACAGATTCGGACACGATAGAAACATTTTTAGATGCAAGAGCAAACGATAGTGCCAGCTTTGATTTTACCCCTCCAGGAGAAGCTAGTTCATCTAAGTTTGTATGTGTTGGATGGAATAAATCTATGCCTTATTTAAATAGAGCAAGAATACAGACAACATTTAGAGAGGTATTTGAACCATGAGTACTGGCCCTGTATTTAATGAGGTTCAGAAGATAAATCCCTCTGCGATTATTGAGCTTTTTACACTACAACTAGACAACTCTTTACATGGTGCAACAACAGTTTATAGATTTCATTCTGGATCAAATCTTAATGCAAATGGTGAAATAGTATGGGCTGGTAATGCTTATCAAAGATTTCCTATTGAAGCTACAGGGTTTGCGTATCAACGTGGTCAGATCCCTAGACCAAAACTTATAGTAAGTAATGCACTTGGAACAATATCTTCAATTCTTTTAACTGTTAACCAAACGACAACAGGAAATGATCTAACAGGTGCTACTTTTACCAGAATAAGAACTATGGCAAGATTTATTGATGCCGTTAACTTTCCAGGGAATACTAACCCACTTGGGACACCAGATCCTACAGCAGAGTTTAAACGCCAGATTTTTACAATAGATCGAAAGGCAGCAGAAAATAGAAATGTTGTAGAATTTGAATTAGCAGGAGCTATTGATATGGCAGGAGTTCGAGCACCTAAACGTCAATGTACTCGTGCGTTATTCCCTAGCATCGGTACGTTTGCAGGATGACTTGGAAATATAAAGCACTACTTCATGCTAAACGTGAAGATCCCAGAGAATCTTGTGGACTGTTATTAAATGTTAAAGGTAAAGAACGATACTATCCATGTCGTAATCTCTCAATCACAGACAATCAGTGTTTTATTATTGATCCAGAAGATTATGTAAAAGCAGATAATGTAGGTGAGATTATTGCTGTTGTTCATAGTCATCCTATAACACCCCCAGAACCAAGTCAGGCTGACCGTATAAGTTGTGAACATAGTAAATTGCCTTGGTATATTGTTAACCCTAAAACTGAAAAATGGGGAGAATGCAAGCCAGAAGGTTACGTTCCAGATATTTTAGGAAGGCAATGGGTTTGGGGTGTAACTGATTGTTGGGCTTTAGTAAGGGATTGGTATAAACGAGAAAAAAGTATAAATTTAATAATGGGTACAAGACCAGCAACTCCTGAAGAGTTTATTGAAAACCCAATGTCTGAAGAAAATGGAGATGGACATAATTTTTTATTACAAGCAGGTTTTAGGTTGTTAGAACCAAATGAAAAATTAGAAAATGGTGATGTTTTATTAATGTCTATCTTGGCAAAAGGTTTAAATCATGCTGCAATTTTTTTAGATGGGGATGTTTTACATCATTTAGCAGATAGACTATCTTGTAAAGAGCCTTATTCTGAATGGCTGTTAAAATGTACTGGTGAAAGGTATCGCTATGCTCAGAAAAGTTAAACTTTATGGAGAATTAGCTGACTTTGTGGGTCACAAAGAATTAGACGCTGTAATAAATTCTACTGCTGATGCTATACGTTTTCTTGTTAGCAATTTTCCTGAATTAGAAGCACATATGGCAAATCGTAATTATCAGGTGTTAGTTGATGATTATGATATTGATGAGACTGAAATACACAATCCTATCGGACAATCAGATATAAGTATTGTACCTGTTATTAGCGGTGCTGGTGGAGGTACAAGAAAGTTTTTATTTGGAGCAGTATTAATTGGAGCATCATTTATGTTTCCTGGAGCTGGATTATTTGGAACTACTGGGTTGTTTGGGGCAGGGAAGGCTGTTGCTGGAGGTCTTTTAACAGGTGTAGGTACATTAACAAGTGCGATTGGAGCTTCACTTGTTTTAGAAGGAGTTTCAGAAATGTTATTTCCCGTGCCACCTATACCTGATTTTTCAAACGAAGAAGATCCTAAGATATCTTTTAGTTTTTCTGGTATTCAGAACACATCAAGGGCAGGTACTTCTCATCCAATAGTTTATGGTGAGATAGTAACAGGATCGGTTGTAATTTCTGCTGGTATTGACACTAATCAGGTGGTATCTCTATGACAAAAATTATTAAAGGATCTGGTGGTGGCGGACCTAAAAAACCACGAGATCCTATTAGAGCACCCGATACTTTAAACAGTAGACAGTTTGCTTCTCTTCAAGATTTATTATCAGAAGGAGAGATAGAAGGTTTTGCAACGCCATCTAAAGCAGGACTTGGAAAGGGAAGTGCAGCATATGACAATGCAGCGTTAAAAGATATATTTTTAAACGATACTCCTATTCTTAACCCTAGTGCTAGTAACACAAATCCACAGACATCAGATTTTAATTTTCAGAATGTACAGTTTACACCTCGTTTTGGAACGTCAAACCAAGACCACGTTTCAGGTATTGAAAGTAGTCAATCTACTACTGGAGTAGGTGTAACAGTAACCAATTCCTCTCCTGTTACTCGTCAGGTAACAAATACAAATGTTGATGCTGTAAAAGTTACAATTACATTTCCACAATTACAAAAGGCTACAGATGAAGGAGACTTATTAGGTTCAACTGTTGAATTAAAGATACAAATTCAATATAACGGTGGTGGTTATTCAGATGTTATTTCAGATACTATTACAGGAAGAACGGCTGATGCGTACCAAAAGGAGTATCGTGTAAACTTTACGGGAGCTTTTCCTGTAGATGTAAGAGTTGTACGAGTCACAGCAGATAGCTCATCTTCTATGCTAGTAAACGCTTTTGCTTGGTCAAGTATTAGTGAGGTTGTTGATGTT